AATAAAAAAAAAATTAACAACAAAACTAGCTAAAAAAATCCTGTATTATTTCGCAGATGGTTTCACCATTAGAGAAGTATTTTTAAAAGATGATGTTGATATTACTTGGTCAAACTTTAGAAATTATTTAATAGCAGATGACTCATTGATGTTGAGGTATCAAAAGTCAAAAGAGTTAGCAGTTGATTTAAAACTATCAGAGCTGGAAGATAAAAGAAAAATATTAGAAGATAAGATTGAAAGAGGTGATTTGGATGGTAAAGCCGGTCAAAACCTGGTTAATCTTTATAAGATAATTACTGCTTCTGCTCAATGGAATGCATCCAAAATTGCATCTAAAAGGTATGGAAAAGCAGCTGAATTAACTATTAAAGGTGATGATAAACAACCTTTAAACATTAGTTGGAGCAAATAATAATTATGTTTTTTAGTTTAGAAGTATTCAAAAGTATTGATTTTATTGGAGTTGTGGCAAAACAAACACACATAAAATTAGATTATTACACATGATATTGTGGCAAAAATGCAACAATGTTGCTTGGTTGCAACAATAATTGGTTGATGGCTGATAATCGAAACTTATCGGAAAGTTTATTAACGTTAATCATAAGTTATCGTTATAAATCTTGTGGTTGTAATTGCTTAAATTATGAGAACATAATGCGAACATGGGGGGTTTTTAATTGGGGGTTGCCTGATTTTACTTGTGTCGCTAAATAAAAATTAATGTATGGTACACACAAATGGATGATAGATTTCTTAAAACAATAATCTTTATAATGAAGGATAAAAAAACAAAAAAACCAATAGTGATTACACACTTTCAGGGTTTTCAAGATGATGATGAAGCTGCTGACTTTTCTAACTTCTTAAAAACACAATTTGTTTTACCAACAGATTATCCTGATGATAATGTAACAATTCACTAGGGGGGTTTTGTTATAAAATGAAACAAATTGTTATTCCTTACAAACCAAGAGAAATCCAAAATTTTTTGCATAAAAAATGCGACATGAACCGATTTAATGTTGTCATAGTTCACAGGAGAGGTGGTAAAACAGTTTTCGCAATAAACCACTTAATCAAAGCTGCTTTAATGAATACTAAACCTTATCCAAGATATGCCTTTATTTCGCCATTTAGATTACAAGGTAAATCAACTGCATGGGATTATCTCAAACAATTCTCTGCTGCCATACCAGGAACAAAATTTAATGAGTCTGAATTAAGGGTGGATTTTTCTGTAAACAATAGTCGTATTCAAATTATTGGAGGTGAGAATAGTGCTGCAATCAGAGGACAATATTTTGATGGAATAGTTTGCGATGAAACACAAAACCTTTCGCCAGACCTCTTTGATACCATCTTGAGACCAGCTCTTTCTGACCGACATGGTTTTGCCATATTTATTGGAACACCGATGGGAAGAAATTGGTTCTTTGATTTACATGAAAAAGCCAAACATACCGAAGGGTGGTTTACCAAAGTGTTCAAAGCTAGTGAAACCAAGATTATAGATCAAGAAGAATTAAGAGCTGCGAAAGAAACGATGTCGCCAGAGAGTTATGCTCAAGAGTTTGAGTGTTCATTTCAAGCAGGTATATCAGGATCTTATTTTGGTAAAATTATGGAGGAGCTAGATCAAAAAGGTAATATTAAAAATTTTGACATAGATGAGGATTTAGAAGTTGAAACCTGGTGGGATCTAGGAATGAACGATAGTACAGTTATTACATTTGCTCAAAGACATGGTAGTGAGATTAGAATAATTGATTGCTATGAAAATTCAGGTGAGGGATTAGAGCATTATCTAAATGTAATTGATAACAAAGATTATAATTATTCAAAGCATATTGCACCCCATGATATTAGAGTTAGAGAGATTGGCACAAATAAATCTAGGTGGGAAACAGCAAAGGAACTAGGTTTAGAGTTTGACATAGCTCCAAAATTAAGTATTGAAGATGGTATTGAGCAAGTAAGGAGAATGTTGCCGAATTGTTATTTTCATAAAAACAATTGCAAAAAGCTCATAGAAGCATTAAAGTCCTATTGCAAACGATGGGATGAAAAAAATAATTGTTTTAGGAATAAACCCCTACACAATTGGTCATCACACTTTTGTGATAGCATACGATATGGAGCAATCGTAGAACCGGTTACTAGAAGTGATTGGTCTAAACCGATAAGTGTAGATACGAATTATATAGTTTAATATGGCAAAAAAAATCATAGAATTATCAGACCCTAAATTACGAAGTTTACTTTCAAATCAAATTGACAATGCTTTAGGATATTTAGGTGGTCATCTTTCACAAAGTAGAAGAAAATCTTTAGAATATTATCTAGGTGATAAACTTGGTACAGAAATAGATGGTCGTTCACAGGTGGTGTCAACCGATGTTTCTGATACTGTAGAAAGTATCTTACCAAATCTATTAAGAGTTTTCACAGCTAGTGATAATGTAGTTAGATGTGATCCTGTTACTGCCGAAGATGTACCTCTTGCCGAACAAGCATCTGCTTATTTAAATCATGTTTTCTACAAAGAGAATAATGGCTTTCAATTATTATATAATTTTTTTAAAGACGCATTGATTGAGAAAAATGGTTTTTTAAAAATTTATTATGATGAGTCTGAAACAGTAGAACATGAAACTTATAAAAATTTAACTAAAGCCGAAAAGGATGCACTTAACGATACTAAAGATGAAATAGAAGAAGTTGAAGAAGAAGTGTTTGAAGATGAGTCTGCCAAAGAGGAGTATGAAAAATTAATTGAGCAGTACGAAGCTAGAGGTGTAGATGTATCTCAAGTTCAGAAACCAGATTTTACATTATACAATTGCAAAATTAAAAGAACTAAAAAATCAGGTAAAGTAAAAATTGAAAGTGTACCACCTGAAGAATTTTTAATTAGCAGAAACGCAAAGTCTATTGACGATGCCGATTTTGTTTCTCATAAAGTTTTAATGTCAAGATCAGATTTAGTGGCTATGGGTTATGATGAGGATGATGTCAATTCATTACCAAAGTCAGACGAAGATATTTTCAATACTGAAGAAATAGTAAGATCAAGAAACATTGACGAATTTAATATTGATTCTGCAACAGATAAATCTACAGAAAAAGTTTTAATTTATGAGTCTTATGTAAGATACGATTTTGATGAAGATGGTATTGCAGAGCTGCGAAAAATTATTTCTGCTGGTGATAGTGGTTCTATGGTTTTAGAAAATATGCCATGTGATAATATTCCATTTGTAACAATCACACCTATTCCAATGCCACACAGATTTTATGGTAGATCCATTTCTGAATTAGTTGAGGATATACAATTAATGAAATCAACTGTGATGCGTCAGTTATTAGACAATATGTATTTAACTAATAACAACAGAGTTGCAATCATGGATGGAATGGTCAATATGGATGACCTATTAACAACTAGACCTGGTGGAGTTGTTAGAACTAAACAACCACCAAACCAAGTTATGCAACCTTTACAAGCTCAACCAATATCTAATCAAGCATTTCCTATGCTTAACTATTTAGATACAGTTAGAGAAGCTAGAACTGGTATTACAAAATCTGCTCAAGGATTAGATGCAGATACATTAAATTCTAAAACTGCAACTGGTGTCAACACATTGATGACACAAACTCAAATGCGATCAGAATTGATTGCAAGAATTTTTGCCGAAACAGGTGTTAAAGATTTATTTAGAAAAATATTTGAACTGATGATTAAATATCAGGACAAAGAAAAAATTGTTATGTTAAATAATCAGTATGTTCCAGTTAGACCTACTGAATGGAAAGATAAATTTAATATTAATATTGTTGTAGGATTAGGAACTGGATCTAAAGAACAACAAATTATGATGTTAAATAATATTTTAGAAAGACAACTACAAGCATTTCAATTACAAGGTGGTAAAGAGATGCCTATGGTTACATTAAAAAATATGTATAACACTTTATCTAAAATAATTGAAAACGCAGGACTTAAAAATGTGGAAAGTTACTTTGTCAACCCTGATGTTGGTAAGCAAATGATGCCTCCACCTGCACCACCACCTCTAACTCCTATTGAAAAAATAGAATTTACAAGGATTGATGCAGAGAATAAGAGAAAAATTGCTGATCTTGAACTTCATTATCAAGAACTACAACAAAAATCTCAAGAAATGGCATTAGATTTTGAAGCAAAAATAAAAGATATGGCTTTAAAATATAATACACAACTAGATACTGCTAAAATTAAAGCTGATGCAGATTTAGATAAGATGATGATGTCTGGAAATAGTAAGATACTTGAACAAGCACAAAAATCTGCTAATATGTTTAGCCAACAGGTACAAGGATTAAATGGAAACCAAAGACCAGGTAAGGAGATCGGAAGAAATCAGCCGATCCAACCAAGCCAAACAATTACTGGAGAATAAAATTTTTATAGAGGCAATTGATTCTCTAAAAAAACTTTATTCTGAAGCACTACTTGAAAAAACTGGTGCTAAAGAAAGTGATACCAGAGAAAAACTTTGGATTGCTTATAATGTTGTTGGAAAAGTAGAACAACATCTTCAAACTGTTATTGAAACAGGTAAACTTGCTTCAAAACAATTAGAAGATTTTAGAAAACAACAACATAACATAAAATTTTAACCAATCTGGTTAGAATAAGCCAAGTCATAAGACAGCTTAACAATAGGAGGACTAATGTCTGACTCAAACCCATTGTTGTCAAACGCAACAATACAAGGTGCTGCTAAACATATTGAAGGTTTAATGAACACAAAAGGTGTTATCACTAAATCTCAAGAAGAAGAAGCACAAGTTGAACCGAAAGAAGAAGCGAAAGCTGAAACTGAAGTTGAACAAAAACCTGAAGCTCAACAAGAGGAAACTCAAGAAGCTCCAGTTGAAGAAGAAGCATCCGAAGATCAAAATGCAATTGAAGAACAAACAACCGATCTACACCAGGTTATTGTTAATGGTGAAAAGATTGATGTTGACCTTGAAGAATTAAAAGCAGGTTATCAAAAAGATGCCGACTATAGACGAAAAACAGAGGAGATAGCGATTGAAAAAAGAGAGCTAAAATCCGAAGAAGATCGTCTTAAAAACCAGTATTCGACCAAGATGGAAGATTTAAATTCACTTGTGGCGACTTTGAATGCTGAAATAAACAATGATTACAATTCCAAAGAACTTGATAGACTTTGGGATGAAGACCCAACTGAAGCTGCTAAAATTGATCGTAGGATTCAAAAACGAAAACAAACGATACAACAAGCACAGCAAAAATTGAGAGAGCATCAGCAAACTCAATTTCAGGAAATATTAAGAGAAGAACAAAAAAAACTTCACTTAAGACATCCAGAAATTGCTGACCCTATAAAAGGTACTACAGTTAAGTCAAATATTATGAACTACTTAAGTTCTAAAGGATTCTCAAATGAGGATGTCGCAAGAATTTATGATTCAAGATATTTTGATGTAATCATGGATGGTATGAACTTTCAAAAAGCTAAAGCAGCTAAACCCTCTTTAGTTTCTAAAAAAGTAAAACCAACCAAGTTTGTTAAGTCTGGTATCAAGTCAACAAAAGAAGAATTAAACTCCAAGTCTAGGTTGAATCAACTTAAGGCATTAAAAAAATCAGGAAGTCCAAAAGATGCTACTGATCTATTGATGCGTTATATATAAACAATAACCTCAAAGGAGAATAAAAATGGCTGTATATCAAACATACCAAACAGTCGGCATAAGAGAAGACCTTGCAGATATTATTTATTCAATATCTCCAACTGAAACACCTTTTATGTCTGGAGTTGCGAAGACAAAAGCAACAAATACTTTACACCAATGGCAAACAGATTCATTAGCTGCTGTCGCTGCTAATGCTGCTGTGGAAGGTGCAAGTATTTCTTATGGAACATTGTCTTCAACAACTAAATTAGAAAACAACACTCAAATTTCTACAAAAGCTGTTCAAGTATCAGGAACAAATGATGCTGTAACATCTGCTGGTAGAAACAATGAGTTAGCTTATCAAGTAGCTAAAGCTGCAAAAGAACTTAAAAGAGATATGGAAACTGCTCTTTTATCAAATGTGGCTACTACTGCTGGAAACGCAACAACTGCAAGAAAATTAGGTGGAGTTCAAACTTGGGTTTCTTCTAATGTAAGTGCAGGTGCTGGTGGTTCTGGTGCTGGTGGTGGAGCTGCTAGAACAGATGGTACTCAAAGAGCTTTTACTGAAGATCAGTTAAAATCTGTTTTGAGATCATGCTTTGATGCTGGTGGAAACCCTAACATGATTATGGTAGGTGCTTTCAATAAGCAAAAGCTATCTGGCTTTACTGGTGGTTCAACTAGATTTGACCAAGCAGAAGACAGAAGATTAGTTACATCTATTGATGTCTATGAGAGTGACTTTGGAACTTTACAAGTTGCTCCAAATAGATTTATTAGAGGTGCAAATGCTACTGCTGCTAAAAAAGGTCAAGATGCTCTAATTTTAGAGATGGACTACTTTGCTGTTTCTTTCTTAAGAGATTTTGCTCTACAAACACCTGCTCAAACTGCTGACGCAGATCAGAGATTTATGGTTGCAGAGTACACTCTTGAGTCAAGAAATGAAGCTGCTAGTGGTGCTGTTTACGATCTAACAACATCATAATAAATAGTTTTGGTGGGGGAGTAATCCCCCATCATTTTAATTAACAATTTTGTTTGGTCTTTGAAGATTTATTTTAAAGTCGGAACGAAGCAAATAAATAGGATAAAAAATGAGAACACTTAACGATTACTTTTTAACTGCTGAAATAGAAGATATTTCAACAGCTTCATCAACTTTTGTTGCTGTACCTGATGGTGGTAAAATAGTTAAAATTATAACTGCTTTACAAGGTGCTATTTCTGGTGCAAACGCAGCTATTACTTTTGAAATAGGTGGTACTGCTGTAACTGGTGGTGGAATAACTGTAGCTTACTCTGGCTCTGCTGCTGGTGATGTAGATACTGCTGAACCAACTGCTGCAAATAGAGTAGAAGAAGATGGCACTATTGAGATGATTACTGATGGTGGCTCTACTGGAGCTAAAAAATTACTTGTGACATTTGTTATAAGAAGATAAATAATAACTGGGGGGATCTTGTCTAGCGATACTTCCCCCTCAAAAATTAGGAGAAAAAATGAGTTATAATTATGCTTTAAGACCTGGTACTACACAGAAACTTAATACTAATAATTCTTCAACAGCTTCTGCTGCATTTGGTTCACAAACTGAATACATAAGAGTAGTTGGGGATGCTAATTGTCATTTTGTTTTAGGTGCTTCACCTACTGCAAGTGCAACATCAGCTTTTTTACCATCTGGTGAAATAGAAATATTTAAAGTTTCACCTGGTGAAAAAATTGCAGTATTTCATGGTACATCTACAAATGTATATGTTACTGAAATGAGTGCGTAGTGGCTAGACAAAAGTTTGTTCACTTTGTTCCAAGACCTAAACCAAAAAAAAGACCAAGACGACATAAAAAGGACTTAAACAAAAACGAAAAACGAATGGCTAAAAAAAGTCGTTACAAAGGACAAGGTAGAGTATGAGAAAAGATATTACTATTGATGGATTACAAAAAACTACTTACATGAAAGACGACATGGAAGGTAAGATTGTAACCAAAGAAGAAGTTAATATTAATCCACATATTCAACATAATAAAAGATTATATAATCTAAATGATGGTTATTCTAAATCAAGAGATATGAAAAGAGTAGCTAGTATTCCAACAATAGCTTTATCTGTCTGGGCAAATGAGTATAATGGTAGTAACAATTGGTTTGGACTACCAAAAGAAGTTCAAAAAAAAATATTAAAAAAAAAACTAAATTCAAGTGAGTTTAGATTTTTTAAAACAGCAGAAGGTAATTTATAATGTCATTAAGTAGTTATTCAGCACTAAAAACATCAATTGCAAATTGGTTAAATAGATCAGATTTAACATCAGAAATATCTGATGATTTTATTGTATTAACAGAAGCAGATTTAAACTCTAAATTAAGAATTAGAAAAATGATTACTTCTACTTCTATTACAATAGATTCAGAAACAGAATCTATACCTGCTGATTTTTTACAAGTAAGAGATTTTTTTATTACTGAAGGTGGAACTAAATATGCTTTAAAATATATTACACCTGCACAAATGGATCAAATTAAAGGAAGCTCAACATCTGGTATGCCAGAAACTTATACTATACTTGGTGATAACTTTAGATTTGCACCTATACCATCTGCTGCATATACAGGAACATTAAATTACTATGCTAAATTTCCAGCACTATCAGATTCAAATACTTCAAATTATATTTTAACACATCATCCAGCTATATATTTATATGGATCTTTATATCATGCTGCTAATTTTTTAGGTGGTATTGATCCACAAAGACTTCAACAATGGCAACAAATGTATCAAACTGCTCTTGAAAGACTTGAAAGAAACGATAGAGAAGATCAATATGGTAACGCACCTTTACAACAAAGAGGTGATGTTACTGTAGCTGGTTCATTTAATGACAGATTTGTTGCAGTAACAAATAATAACCAATAGGAGAATAATGCAAATACCTTTTGGAGAATGGCTTCCTGACCAACCAGAATATTTAAATCCTGGTGCAACAACAGCAAACAATGTTTATTACGCACAAAATTCTTATAAAAGATTTCCTTCATTAGTTAATTACTCTACTAACAACATGGGAGCTAATAGTAGAGGTGCAGGTTCATTTAGAAATAATGCTGGTGCTGTATTTAACTTTGTTGCAAAAAATACAGACATTTATCAATTAGATGGTGGATCATTTACATCAAGAAAAGGATCACTAACTGGTGGAAACACAGACTTTTGGACATTTACACAATTTGGTAATTATGTAATTGCAAGTAATGGTGTAGATGCACCACAATATTATTTAATGGGTACATCAACTAACTTTGCAGATTTATCAACTATTGCAAGTGGTGTTCCTAATTTTAGAGTATCAGGTGTTGTTAGAGATTTTTTAGTAACAGGAAACCAATCATCAAATCAAAACAGAATACAATGGTCTGGTATCAATGACATTACTGAATGGACAGCAGGAACTAAACAAGCTGACCAACAAGACTTACCAGGTTCAGGTGGTGAAATAGTACACATAACATCAGGAGAGATTGGTTATGTATTTAGACAAAATCAAATCATTCGTATGGACTATGTGGGTGGTGCAACTGTATTTAGATTATCAGTTATATCTCCAAACAGAGGAGCTGTGTATGGTAGAACTGTAGCTCAAGATAATAGAAGGGTTTTCTTTTATGCAGATGATGGATTTTTTGAAATCAATGGTGATCAAGTAATTCCAATAGGTGCAGAAAAAGTAAATAGATTTTTTGATCTTGATGTTAATAAAGCATACCTAGATAGAATATGTGCAGCAGTTGATCCATTTAATCAATTAGCTTTATGGTTATATCCATCTAAAAATGATACAGCAAACACAACTGGTATTTGTGATAAAATTATTATTTATAATTATGCTACACAAAAATGGTCAACAGCAGATGCTAATGCTAGTACAATATTTTCACAATTCGTAGGTGCTTATACTGTTGAACTTATGGATATTATTTCTGAAAACCTAGATAATATTAATATTGCATTAGACACAGATTTTTGGTCTGGTGGACAATTATTATTAGGAGCAATAGATAGTGATTTTAAAGCTGCTATTTTTTCAGGCACAGAAAATCAAGGAACTATGGAAACTAGAGAATTAGAGTTGTTTCCAGGACATAGAAGTAGTATAACCAACATTAGACCGATTGTGGATGCTACATCTACTGTTACTGTAAAAAGCAGAGAAAGATTAGCAGATACTGCAACAGAATCTTCATCATCTACAATGGTTACAAGTGGCGATAATCCAGTAAGACAATCTGGTAGATATTTTAAAATTAAAGTAGTTACACCATCTGGATCTACTTGGACTCATGCTCAAGGAGTAGATATAAACGCAACAAGAATTGGATTGAGATGACAGAAAAAACTGATATAGATAATGTTAGATATAGTTTTGAAACTCAAGAGTTTTTCCAAAGACAAATTGAAGAAGCTATTAATACATTAATTAATGATCGTAACAAAGAAAGTAATAAGGCTTTCGCATGGTTTATAGGAGAATAGATGCCAACAAATATTAAAGATTATTCAACAACACAAGCAAGTAATACATCCTTAAATTCAATATCTGTTGCTGAAGGTATGTTACCTTCTAATTTGAACAATGCCATTAGAGCATTGATGAAAAACACAAGAGATTGGTTTAATGATGCACAATGGATTGAATATGGTGATGGGGATGCTGCCTATACTGCTGCTTATGCGTCAGCTACATCTTTTACAATTAATGGTGCAGATGTAACTTCAATTTATCATGCAGGTAGAAGAATTAAATTAACTGCAACAACTCCAGGAACAATTTATGGAACGATTGCTAGTTCATCATTTTCAACAAACACAACAGTTAATGTAACTTGGGATAGTGGTTCATTATCAAATGAAACAATAGACAATGTATATATTGCAGCTCTTTCAAAAACAAATAATTCAATCCCTGAATCAATAATTACAAATGCTAAAGTTGCAAGTAGTGCTGCTATTGATGCTACTAAAATACATGATGGTACAATTTCAAATACAGAATTTGGTTATTTAAATGGAGTAACAAGTGCAATACAAACTCAACTTGATGCTAAACAAGCAACTATAACTGGTTCAGCATCTACGATTGATACAGAAAGTTTAACTGCAAATAGAGCTGTTATATCTAATGGTTCACAAAAAATTGCAGTATCATCTGTTACAGATACTGAACTTGGTTATGTATCAGGTGTAACTTCAGCTTTACAAACTCAATTAGATGCTAAAATAAATACTTCAGCTATTGGTTCATCAGTACAAGCCTATGATGCAGACCTTGCTGCTATTGCAGGTTTAACTTCAGCAGCAGATAAAGGAATACAATTTACTGGTTCTGGTACTGCTGCAACATACGATTTAACAACTGCTGGTAAAGCACTATTAGATGATGCTGATGCTTCAGCACAAAGAACTACATTAGGATTAGGAACTATTGCTACTCAAAATTCAAATAATGTTACAGTTACTGGTGGTAGTGTTACAGGTCTTGGTGATCCTTCAGTTTCATCAGAAGCTGCTACAAAAAATTATGTAGATCAAGCTGTTGCAGGATTAAGAACTAGAATTATTGCAGAAGCTGCTACTACTGCAAATATAGATTTGACTGCTGATCTTGAAAATGGAGATACATTAGATGGTGTTACTTTAGTAACTGGAGATAGAGTTTTAGTTAAAGATCAAACAAATGCAACTCAAAATGGTTTATATATTGTTGTAGCTTCAGGCACAGCTAGTAGAGATCCAGAACATGATACTATTGCAGAACTATCTGGTCAAATGATTGTAGTTAATCAAGGTACATCAAATGACAATAAAATATTTTTATGTACTACAGATTCTAGTGCTACAATCGGTGTCAGTAATATTACTTACTCACAAATTACACCTGCTAATGTAGGTACAGTTACCTCTGTTGGAGTGGCTGATGCAGGTTCATCAGAATTTACAGTAGCAAACTCACCAATTACATCTAGTGGTACAATTACACTTGCAGTTAATTCTATAGCTGCAACTAAAATTGGAAATGGTGATGTAGATAATACAGAATTAAGCTATGTAAATGGCGTAACTTCTGCTATACAAACACAATTAGATGCTAAAGCTACAAATGGATTTAGCATTGCAATGGCAATAGCTTTATAAGGAGAAAATATGGCACAAAACTTTAGAAGATACACAAGCAATGATGTAGGAACTGGAGCTGCTACTTTATTTACAGCAGACAGTTATGATACAGTAGTTGGTATATCAGTTTCAAATGTAACAACATCTAGTGTTGTAGCATCTGTATATATTAATGATGGTTCTAACGACATCTATCTTGTTAAAGATGCACCTATTCCTGCAGGTTCATCATTACAAGTATTAGATGGTGGAGCAAAGTTTGTAGTTCAATCTGGTGATGCTTTAAAAGTAATATCAGATACAGCTTCATCTTTAGATGTTTGGGTATCAACAGTAGACGCAATAAGCACATAGGAGAAAATAATTAATGCCTTTTATTGGAAACTTTCCTGCAGCAACTCAAACAGTAGATTTAAAATGGGATACTGGTATTAAAACTTCATCTTTTACAGCAGAAGCTGGTAGAGGTTATTGGATTAATACTACAAGTGGTGCAGTTACAGTTACACTTCCAGCATCAGCTAATGCTGGAGACACAATAGAATTTTCAGATTACTCAAGAAAATGGGGAACTAATGCAGTTACCTTAAATCAAAACAGTTTAAACTTTCAAGGAAATACATCACCTAATCCAATATATAATACTGATGGTCAATCGGTAAAAATAGTTTATTCTGGTGCAACACAAGGTTGGATTCCAAGTGTTGATGATGATGTCACTTTAGAAACTCCACCACCTTATTCAGTAGATTTTTTAGTTATTGCTGGAGGTGGTGGAGGTATTACAACTACCGGAGGTAGTGCCTACGGAGGTGCTGGAGCAGGTGCTGGAGGTTATAGAAATTCTTATAGTTCAGAAGCTTCTGGTGGCAATTCAGCTTCAGAGACTTCTGCAAGTATGACTGTAGGTGCAACCTATACAGTTACAGTTGGTGGAGGTGGTGCTCCATCTGCTGATGGAAATGCTGCAGCTGGTACAGGTGTAGACAGTTCTGTTATAGGAACAGGTGTAAGTATAACTTCTGCAGGCGGAGGTGGTCAGTTGGGTTCAGGCGATAGTTATAATGGTGGAAATGGAGGTTCTGGTGCTGGTGCTGGTGGTGCAAATGGAGCTAATGCTAATAATGGAAGTGGAACAGCTAATCAAGGTTCTGATGGTGGAACTGCACAAGTTTCTGCTGGAGGCGGAGGCGGAGGTGCTGGTGCTGTAGGAACAAATGCTCCAGGATCTAATTCTGCAGGTAATGGTGGTAATGGTTTATCATCATCAATCACAGGTTCAGCTGTAACAAGAGGTGGTGGCGGAGGTGGAGGTGCAAATTCTCCAGGTTCTGGTGGTTCTGGTGGTGGAGGAAATGGAACAAACAGTGCTACTGGTGGTTCAGGTACTGCTAACACAGGTGGTGGTGCAGGTTCAACAGATGATAATTCTACAGGTGGTACTGGTGGTAGTGGTGTTGTTATTTTAAGAATGGCAACAGCAAATTATTCTGGTACAACAACTGGTTCTCCAACTGTTACAACAGATGGTTCGGATACAATTTTAGTTTTTAATGGAAGTGGGAGTTACACAGGATAATGGCACATTTTGCAAAATTAGGTACAGGAAATATAATTGAAAAAGTAGTTGTGGTATCAAATGATGTTGCAACAACTGAACAAGCTGGTGTAGATTTTTTAAATAAGCTTTATGGATCAAGAGATGTTTGGAAACAAACTTCTTACAATACTCATGGAGGAGTTCACAGGTTAGATGGAACACCTTTTAGAAAAAATTATGCTGGTATTGGTTTTAAATATGACCAAACTAGAGATGCTTTCATACCACCTAAATCTTATAATAGTTGGGTATTAAACGAAACAACTTGTTTATGGGAAGCACCAGTTGCTAAACCAGATGATGAGAATAGATATACTTGGAATGAAACAAATCAAACTTGGGAGCTAGTAGAATAATGGCATACATAGGTAAGACACCAGTAATAGGAAACTTTGTAAAACTAGATGCTATTAGTGTAGTTAATGGTCAAGCTGCATACACTATGAATAATGGTGGATCAGCTTTTACAAATTACGATAATGTCAATCAATTTTTAGTTTCACTTAATGGTATTTTACAAGCACCAACAGATTCATTTTCTGTGTCAGGCTCTACTTTGACATTCGCTTCAAATTTAGCAACCGGAGATGTTATTGACTTTGTAATTGTTCTTGGAAATACTTTAGATATAGGAACACCATCAGACAATACAGTTTCTACTGCTAAACTTCAAGACAGTTCTGTTTCACTTGCTAAACTAACTGCAACAGGAACTAAAGATGCTACAACCTTTTTAAGAGGAGATAATACTTTTGCTGAACCTACTGGTGGAAGTCATGTTTTATTATCAACAACAACAGTATCTAGTGGAGTTGCACAAGTAGATATAACTTCAAATATTGATAGCACATACAATAATTATTTATTAAGCATTACTAATATGCACATAGCTTCTAGTAGTAATTTTAGAATGAGATTTTTTACAGGAACAGGTGGCTCACAAGCTGTTGATTCAGGAAGTAATTATAAATATTCAGGTATAGGATTTAGAAATGATAGAACAACAGAACTTAGTACAGGTGGAACTAATACTTTTGCAGATATAGTTCTTGGTCAAAATATAGGAAGTGATAATGAAGATAGTCTTTGTGCAAATTTTTATTTATGCAATCCATCAAATACAACTTTTAATACTTTATTTAAAGGCGATTTTGCTATGATAGATGGTTCAGATAATATTGTACATGGTATTAATGGTTTGAATTATTTAAGTACAACTGCTGTCACAGGAGTTAGATTTTTTATGGAAGCAGGAAATATTGATTCTGGCATTTTTAAACTTTATGGAATTGTATAGGAGATAATATGAAAAAATATGTAAATGGAATTTTAACTGATATGACAGAAGAAGAAATTTCTGTAAGAGAAACAGAAGAAGCACAAGCAATAATAGACAGACAAACTAAAATAGATCAAGAAACAGCAGAAGCTAATAAAAAAGCATCTGGCAAACAAAAACTTTTAGATTTAGGTCTAACTGAAGAAGAAGTAAAAGCATTGATAGGAGCATAACATGGCTCTTAACTTCGCAAATAATAATTCCTTATCAGCAATCACAACTAAACCAAGCGGTTTAAGTGGTGGTACAATGAACCTTATCTCTACACAAACTGCATCTGGTTCAGCTAATATATCTTTTACATCTGGTATTGATTCTACTTATGATGAGTATGTGTTTAAGTTTTATGATATACACCCAGCTACTAATGATGTAACTTTTCAAGTAAATTTTAGAGATGGTGGTACAGATTATGATGCAACAAAAACCACTACTAACTTTTTTGCTGCACATTATGAAAATGATACTGGTACTGGTTTTGCTTATAGAACTGGAAATGATGTAGCACAAGGAACTGGGGTAGCACAATTAGCACCAGCAAGTATAGGTAATGGAGATGATGAAAGTGTTTCTGGCAGCATGACTTTATTTAATCCTAGCAGTTCTGTTTTTGTTAAACATTTTATAAGTGTTTGTAATGCATACAATGCTTCTGATTTATCTAATCAAGAGTTTTGTGCTGGATATTGTAATGTTACAACAGCAATAGATGGAGTTCAATTTAGTTTTTCTAGTGGCAACATAGATAGTGGAGTTATAAAATTATATGGCATTAGTTAAATACAACAACAATAGTATAAGTGCTGTAACCTCTGCGGCTTCAATACCAAGTGGTGCTTTAGTACCTATTAAAACTTTAACTGCTAGTAGTTCAGCAACATTGTCATTCGTAAATGGCTCTGATGGAGTAGTCTTGGATAGCACATATCCTATTTATAAATTTGTTTTTATAAACTGCCACCCAGCAACAGATGATGTTGATTTTTCTTTTAATTTATCAACAGATAGTGGCTCTAATTATAATGTAACTAAAACAACTACTTTTTTTGCAGCTGGACATAATGAATCAGGAACTGATGGGTTTCTTACTTATGCAGCAAATAATGATTTAGCACAAAGTACGGCATTTCAAATGCTTACTGATGGAGTTGGAAATAGTAATGATGAAAGTTGTAGTGGAGAACTTTTTCTTTTTAATCCTAGCAGTTCTGTGTTTGTAAAACATTTTATAGCAAAAAATAATAGATATTATTTTGGAGATTATTCTATTCTTGATTTTTTAGCTGGATACGGAAATACTACCTCACCAATTAATGCAGTTCAGTTTAAATTTAGTAGTGGAAATACAGATTCTGGCACAATCAAACTCTATGGAATAAAGGATAGCTAATGTCAATTATTAAACTAAATAATCAAGGTGTAAAGAACGCAACTGCTTTTGGTAGTATTAATGTATTAGGCAGTATGGTATTTATTAAAAAGCTAACTGCTTCTAGTTCTGCAAATTTATCTTTTGTTGATGGATCAAGTTCAGTTGTCTTGGATAATACTTATAAGGAATATTTATTTACTTTTAACAACATACATCCATCTAATGATTCTGTATATTTTCAATTTAATATGAGTACAGATGGTGGTTCTAATTATAATGTTGCAAAAACATCAACAGCCATTTATGCTTATCATAGAGAAAATGATGCTGATAATAGATTACTTTATGGTGATACTTATGATTTAGCACAATCTACAGGATTTCAATATTTATCTGATGATCTTGGTTCAGATAACGACCAATCTTGTTCTGGAACATTACAAATTTTTAATCCTAGTTCAGATACATATGTAAAACATTTTATATCAAATACAAATACTGCACAAGTTATAGATTATTCAATTAATAATCTTAATGCTGGGTATGGGAACACAACCTCTCCTGTAAATGCTATCAAGTTTCAAATGACTAGCGGAAATATAGATGCTGGAGATATTTGCCTTTATGGTATTGCATAAATTTTAACAAAGGAGTATAAATAATTATGGTAAGACATCACAATATAAATGGGAACATAGTTCCTTTCACAGCAGAAGAAGAAGCAGCTAGAGATGCTGAAGAAGCAGCTTGGAGTGCTGGTGCTTTTGATAGAGCTATGGCAGATTTAAGACAAAAAAGAAATAAATTATTACAAGAATCTGATTGGACAGTATTGTCTGATAATACATTAACTAATGTTCAAAGAACTTCTTGGATGAATTATAGAACTGAATTAAGAAACATAACTGAAGGATTATCTACAATAGAAGATGTTAATTCAGTAGTATTCCCTAATACACCTAATGGCTAATATATATAAAAACGCACAATTTAATTTAACTACTACTGCTATAACAGATATTTATACCTGTCCTACAAATAGAACAGCTTTAATGAAAAATGTTCATGTAGCAAATTATGGAGCAGGTAATGTTGTGGTTAAAGGTTATTTATATGATAGTTCTGCAACAACAAGCTATCAAGTAGATCAACACACTTTAAGTGCTGGTAATTCACAAGACTTATCAGATGGAATTTTAGTATTAGAATCAGGAGATATTTTTAGATTAGAATCAGCATCTGCTAATGCTATAAGTGGTAGTTGTTCAATTTTAGAAATATTTGACGAAAAGAGTGCTTAATTATATATTGTTATTAAGCATTTTTTAATGTATTTATGAATTTAGTACAAATACCAACTCAAGAACTTGATAAAACTTGGGGTTTAATAGATAAAGATATTAGACAAGCTCTTGCATATTCAAGTCAACTTACCGATTCAGATTTTGTTTTTGAAACTGCTAAACAAAATAAGTTTCAAGTATGGATTATCTGGGATAAAAACCAAAAGAAAACAGTAGATAAATATTTTGGTGTAGTGGTAACAGAGTTGATAAAAAGAAAACTTGGTAAAGTTTGTCATATTTATATTGCAACTGGCAGACAAAGACACAAGTGGCAACACCTGATAAATGATATTGAGGACTTTGCAAAAGCAGAAGGTTGTCAAATGATGGAATTGATTGCTAGACCAGGTTGGCAAAAAGTTTATAATAATTATGGGTACAAAAGAACCCATGTTGTTTTAGAAAAACAAATTAAACAAGAGGAGAATATATGAGTTTTGGAGGTGGATCATCAGGAGGAAACACAGCAACAACACAAGGTGTAACACCTTACGCAGCAGCAGAACCAGCATTAGGACAAATACTTTCTGAAGCTACAAATTTATATGGACAAGGTGTAGGTGCAGCAGGTTATGTTCCTCCAACACAACAAACATTAACAGGTCTTGCACAACAAGAAGCTATGGCAGGAGCTGCTAATCAACAATTAGCTGCAACTCTTGGTGGACAATACTTAAATCCTTTTCTTTCTCCATTAATTCAAAAAACAGCAGCAGATATTTCAACTGGTGTTCAATCACAATTTAGTGGTGCAGGTAGAACTCCAACAAGTCCTATGGCACAACAACAAGCATTAGCTCAAGTTGCTCAAGCTGCATTACCTTTAGCATTTCAAGAATATGGTCAAGAAAGAGGCAGACAGTTAGGACTAGCAACTCAACTTCCAACTTTATTACAAACAGGACAACAATTAGAAGCTATACAAAGACAACAACAATTAGCTCCATCACAAGCATTACAACAGTATGCAGGAATAGTTTCACCTATTGCATCTGGTTTTCCAACAACAACTGCTCAATCTCAAACACAAGCTAATCCATTTTCAACTGCATTAGGTGGTGCTTTAGTAGGTTCTCAAATAGGTGGTGTTCCAGGTGCTGTTGTTGGTACAATTGGTGGATTATTAGGAGGTCTATTATAATGGATAAAATTAATAAAATTATTTACGATATTCAAACTAAAATTAAAAACAAACCTTCAACACATATTTTTGTTTTATATATTTTAGTTGCAATCGCAATAATTATATAAGGAGAATTTA